AGCGATGTGCGTGCGCTGTACGAGCATAACTATACCCAGCTGCTGGGCCGCACTAAATCCGGCACGCTGGTGCTGTCCGAAGACGATACCGGGCTGCGCTTCGAGCTGACCCCGCCGAATACCCAGCTTGGTAACGATGTGCTGGAGCTGGTGGAGCGTGGGGATATCTCCGGCATGAGCTTTGGTTTCCGGGCGCTGAAAGAGGCGTGGGATATCGGCCAGTCTCCATACCTGCGCACTGTTACCGCAGCCGAACTGCGGGAGATTACCGTTACCTCTATGCCTGCTTATCCTGAGTCTGGAGTGGAAATCGCGCACCGTTCGCTTTTCTCCCAACATCCTGAACTGTGCCGCGCTGGCGATAACCGTCGCCGCTGGGCTGAATTAGCGGGGCTCTGATATGTGGAATATCTGGCCGTTTGGCCGTAAGTCTGAACCCTCTGAGCAGCGCAGCATGACTATTGATGAATTTCTGGCGATGGCAGGGATTCCAAATACCGGATCAGGCGAGTATGTGTCTGCGGGTACTGCGGAATCTCTGCCGGCGGTCATGAACGCCGTATCAGTTATCAGTGAGGCTGTGGCAACAATGCCCTGCTATCTCTACCGCGTGCGCAACGATAACGGGCGAGAGGCGCGGGAATGGCTGAGCAATCACCCGGTGGATTTTCTGCTGAACGAGCAGCCGAACGACTGCCAGACACCTTACCAGTTCAAACGCACGATGATGCGCCATTGTCTGCTGAATGGTAACGCCTATGCGGTGATCCAGTGGGGCCGCGACGGCCAGCCGCAATCCCTGCACCCGTATGCGCCGGGGGCGGTTGTTCCTGAGCGTATCGGCCAGCATAAGTACAAATACACCGTTACTGAACCGTTTACCGGGGCTGTGCGCACCTACCTGCAGGAAGAGATTCTGCACCTGCGTTACTCCACCGATGATGGCTTTCTGGGGCGTTCTCCTATCACCGTCTGCCGTGAGGCGCTGGGGTTAGGTCTGGCCCAGCAGCGGCACGGTGCCAGCATTATGAAAGATGGCATGATGGCGGCGGGTGTGGTGGTCACTAAAGAGTGGCTCGATAGCGTGAAGGGCAAACAGGCGATGGATGCACTGGAGCGCTACAAGGGCGCCAGAAATGCCGGTAAAACACCGATCCTTGAAGGTGGCATGGACTACAAGCAGCTTGGCATGAGCAATCAGGATGCCGAATGGCTGGCCTCCCGTCGCTTCACCATTGAAGACATTGCCCGCATGTTCAACGTGTCGCCCATCTTCTTGCAGGAATACAGCAACAGCACCTACAGCAATTTCAGCGAAGCGAGCCGCGCATTTCTCACCATGACGATGCGCCCGTGGCTGGCAAACTTCGAACAACAAATCAAATCTGCGCTGCTGGTGGCCTCTCCGGTTCCGGGAACCCGCTATCAGGTGGAATTTGACTCTGCTGACCTTCTCCGCGCCACGCCAACCGAACGTTATGCCACTTATGAGCGCGGCATTAAGAACGGGATCATGAACCCGAACGAAGCCCGTGAACGTGAGGGGATGCCGCCGCGTGAAGGTGGTGACGAATTCAGCCAGGCATGGAAGCAGGAAGTGAAGATCAGCAAAGACGGCAAGGAAGGTGGCGAATGAGAGCCGGAAAGATGAAACGCCGCATTACCTTTCAGAAGTCTGAATCTCACCGCGACCCGACTGGTCAGATTATCTATGAATGGGCTGATCTTGCCACCGTCTGGGCTGAAATTCGAGCTATCAGCGGGCGTGAGCGCATGTCTTCCGGGGCACTTTACTCCGAGGCTACCGTGCGAATCTGGACGCGCTACCGCGACGATATAACCACCGCAAACCGCATTCTGTACCGATCTCCAAACGTCTGGGGGCAGGTTTACGGCATTGTGGCCGTAATTCCTGATGTGGATCACACCCGGCTTGAGCTGCTGTGCAAGGGAGGCATTTTCAATGAGTGAGTTAATCGGCCTGGAAGAAGCAAAGCTGCATTGCCGTATTGATGATGATTATGAAGACACGCTGATACAGGCGTACATCGAAGCTGCGCTGGAGGTCTGCCAGAAGCATATTGGCAAGCGATTTGATAACGGTCTGGAGTTCACCCCTGCTATCAAGATCGGCTGTCTGATGTACGTTTCTCAGCTGTACGAGTACCGCACGATGATTGGTGACACCGACGCCAAAGAGATACCGATGGCTGTCTCTGCGTTGTGGTCTGTCTACCGAGATGTGGGGGTGTACTGATGCCGTGGCAACCACTACGCCGGTGCACAGAGCCGGGATGCAATAAACGGGTGAAGTCTGGCAAGTGTGACGAGCATAAGCGGGAAGCGTGGCGGGCAGAGGATGCCAGACGCGGCCACCGCCGCGCGCGTGGTTACTCAGCCTCATGGGAGAAGTACCGCGCTCAGTACCTTAAGCGCTATCCGCTGTGCGTTGAGTGTCAGAAGCTGGGCCTCTACGTGCCTGCAAAGATTGTCGATCACATCATCCCTATCAACGGCGGTGATGATGTTCTGTTCTGGCCTGAGTGGAATCACCAGCCGTTATGCCAGGCGCATCATAACCAGAAGACCACACAGCAAGACCCAACCACCAAAGCGAAGCGCAAAGCAGGGCTGTACCGTGAGCAGGAAGATCGTGCAGCCCATCGCAATGACTGGATGTATGAGGCTGACAATGACTGAGCAGGAACAGCAGCGGCTGATAAGTGGGCTGATAAAGCAGCGCGAGGCATGGCAACCATCCAGACAGAGAGCGCACACGAAGCCCGTAGCAAAGCGCATGAGCCAGCGTGACCGGGAGCTTATGGAATGCTTCCGCAACCGCTGACAGGCGGCATGGACGGGGTGGGGGAGGTTTTAAAGACAAACCCCCTGCTGCAAGGCACCGCCTGCCCCCTCAAATTTTTACGCACGGTGAATTTTTTGAAAATAAAACGCGATGGAAACGAGAAATTTTTATGGCAAGACCACCAAAACCGCCAGCTTACCTTGATGAGTTAGCCGCGCAGCAGTGGAAAGCAAAGGCGAAGCAGCTGGCCGAACGCGGTGATCTGACTCCCGCCGACTGGAACAACCTTGAGCTTTTTTGCGTCAATTATTCGATGTACCGCAAAGCCGTTGAAGACCTTGCCAGCCGTGGATTCAGCATTGTTAACAGCCAGGGCGGCGAGAGCCGAAACCCGGCACTGAGCGCAAAGGCCGACGCTGAAAAAATCATGATTAAAATGTCGTCGCTGCTGGGCTTTGATCCGGTAAGCCGCCGCCGGAATCCGGTGGAAACGGAAGAGGAAGACGAACTTGACCGTCTGGAATGACTACGCAAACGCGATAAAAACGGGCGAAATTCCGGCCTGTAAGCGCGTTAAACAGGCCGTGGAAAGGTACTTTTCAGACCTTAAAGACCCCCGTTATGAGTTCGATACGGCGACCGTAGAGCGGTTTATTGCGTTCTCGCGGCTCTGTCCTCACGTCAAAGGCCCGCTTCGGGGCCAGCCAATAAAGCTTGAGCCGTGGCAGCAGTTCGCCTTTGCTAACCTGCTGGGTTTCAAAGTCAGGGAGTCAGGCCGCCGTAAGTACAGCAGCGCATTTATTGAGGTACCGCGTAAGAACGCCAAATCAACCGTGGCCGCCATGCTGGCTAACTGGTTTCTGGTAATGGAGAAGGGCCAGCAGGATATCTACACGGCGGCGGTGAGTCGTGATCAGGCCCGAATCGTGTTCGACGATGCCCGCCAGATGTGCCTGCTGTCAAAACCGCTGAAAAAGCGCGTCAATATCCAGGCGCATAAGGTCATTTTCCCGAAGAGCAACAGCCTGTTAAAGCCGCTGGCGGCGAAAGCGGCCACCATTGAAGGGACTAACCCCAGCCTGGCGATTGTTGATGAATACCACCTTCACCCGGATAACGGCGTTTATTCCGCGCTTGAGCTGGGTATGGGCGCACGTCCGGAGGCGATTTTGTTCGCCATCACGACTGCCGGGAGCAACGTTGTCTCTGCCTGTAAACAGCATTATGACTACTGCTGCCAGATTCTGTCCGGGGAAGAGAACAACGATTCGCTGTTTGTCCTGATCTACGAACTGGACGACGAAAGCGAGGTTGAGCAGCCGGAAATGTGGATCAAGGCTAACCCTAACCTGCATGTGTCCGTTGATGCGGCGAAACTGGAGTCCACCATCCAGAAAGCGCGGGGTATACCGTCGCAGTGGGTGGAAATGCTGACCAAGCGTTTCAATATCTGGTGTCAGGGCTCCACGCCGTGGATGGGGGCCGGGGCATGGGATGCCTGTGCGCTCGACTATACCGAAGACGACCTGGCCGGAATGGAGTGTTATGCCGGGTTTGACCTGTCCTCTACCAGCGACATCACCAGCGTAAGTTACGCGTTCCCGTTCGACAGGGAGATCAGACTCCTTACCCGTCATTATCTGCCGGAAGCCCAGCTACTTAACGTCGCCAACAAAAACCGCGCCATCTACCGCCAGTGGGTGAAAGCGGGCTGGATACGTACCACCCCCGGCGACTGCATCGACTATGACCGTATCCGTGACGATATTCTGCGCGACGCTGAAACCTTCAATATCCGGCTAGTGGGCTTCGATACGTGGAACGCCACGCACCTGCGCACCCAGCTACAGGGGGCGGGGCTTGATGTGGAGCCGTTCCCGCAAACCTATCTCAAATTCAGTCCGGTAGCGAAATCCTTTGAGGTGTTCGTTAACCGCAGAGTGGTGCGCCACCGTGGCGATCCGGTTCTGGCCTGGGCGATTGGTAACGTGGTGATGGAGTCCGACGCTAACGCCAACATTAAGCCCAACAAGAAGAAATCCTCCAACAAGATAGACCCGGCTGTATCTGCGCTGATGGCGTTCGGTACCTTCCAGGCTGAGCATGAGGATTTTGCTTTCGATATGAGCGACAGCCACAAGCAACGGCTGGCGACATTTAACGGTATCTGACAGGAGTAGAATGATGAATACAGCTAATAATGAAACACTTGCGACTATCCGTATGTTTGGCCCGCTCGGCAAAACCTTCGGTAGAACTCACCAGCGCCTTGTAAGGACTACGCATGAGGCTTTTCGGGCTCTGGCCGTAACAATTCCCGGATTCGAAAAATACATGAATACAAGCAGGGCTCGCGGTTTAACATATGCGATTTATGTCGGAAAAAAGAACATTGGGGCAGATGACCTGGAATTTCCGAACAATGGACGCGAGATTCATATCGTTCCGGTGGTAATTGGAAGTAAAAAAGCAGGGATGTTACAAACTATTCTCGGCGCGGTACTAGTGGTAGTTGGGGCAATTGGAGTTACGGTTGGTCAGGCATGGGGTGGCGGCACATGGGGGCCTGTCGCCTGGAAACTTGGAGCGGCCATGATCGCTGGCGGTGTTGTGCAATTACTTTCTCCACAACCTACTGGACTTGCAAGCAAACAAAGTGCGGACAATAAGGCTTCATACGCATTTGGCGGCGTTACGAATACTGCTGCGCAAGGTTATCCGGTACCATTGCTTTATGGAAAGCGCCGTATCGGCGGTGCAATCATATCGGCAGGTATCTATGTGGAGGATCAGCTTTGACAAATCAGATGCTACTCTGGCCGGAAGGTGAGGTATTTACCCTAGAGGTATTAATACCAACAAAATACGAGCCATTGCCGGTGGAGGTAACTTACATTGTTCCTCCTTTCGATAAGGTTGTGGAGACATGGCAGAACAGGGACCCGGCGAAGGCCTACCCTCTTTTTAGACAGTTCATTGTTGACTGGGATCAGCAGGACAAACTTACCGACGAAATACTTATGTGTTTTCTGACAGCATACCCTGGTACAGATCAAGCTATTTTTGCGGGTTGGTGTGAGCATATGAAGGCGCATCTTGAGAAAAATCAAGAGTCATTTATCCATTCGCCAAACACTATTAATTAAGCCCGCATATCCGTTATGCGGTTGGATTCAAACATAAAGAAGGGGATGAAGTGAGAAAGATACTTTCCTTGTTTGTCGCATCGATTTTACTGGCTGGTTGTTCAGTAGAAACTATTACTAGCAAACCTCCAATTTTCACTGGTAAAAGCCCAAAAAAACCAGCTGAGGTAGTTCGCTGCTTGGCACCCAAGATGTCAGATTTGAACCCATCGGCAACAACAATGGAGACTGAAACGGGCTACAGAATAGTGGTATCAGTTTCTGATGTAGGTGCTTCAGTTGTTGCCTTGGTGGATGCTGATGGTGAGGGCTCAGAGGTCAGAATGCACGCATTTACAGCCGGATACGGAAACCCGTGGGGTAAAATGGCTATGTCTTGTATATAAATAATTTGCTAATGGTAGGAAGGGGTGCCCGGCTTACGCCGGGCGGGCTTTTTACGCTATCTATGCAAAACATAAGAAAGGCAGACTGCTATAAACACTGCTAAAAGCGGAGCAACTCCGCCGGCAGCGAATGCCGTAAACAGCACAGCGATTACTTGTGCACGCTTAGACAGCAGGTCTGAGCCCATAATAGAGTCGAACAT